TCAACGTCCCGCGCGCGCTTGGCGATGCGCATCTGGTTGAGCTTGCGCATGCGCTCGCTTATCGACTCCTTTGTTTGTTCCGTCTTCATACGTTGTTTTCATCTTACCACCTCCGAACGCCGCGCGGTAGGATTCCTCGATCTCGTTCTCCTGCGTGTGCAGGTAGACCTGCGTCGTCGCGACCTTCGCGTGTCCGAGCATCTTGGAGATATGGAGCATGTCGACGCGCCGCTGGTGCGCGAGCGTCGCGAAGCCGTGGCGGAACGAGTGGACGACGAGGTTGCGCGGCAGCCCGATCCGGTCGCGAACGTTCCGGAACGACCGTTGGAGGTTCGCGTCGTCGAGCCTAATCCCAAGATTGTTGTCCGACAGGTTCACGAACAGCGCCTCCTGGGATACCCGCGCGTCGACGAGGATCTGTCGCCGCGCGTCGAGCCATGCGAGCAGCTCCGCGTGCGCGAACTCGTCCCAGTAGATCGGCCGCGTGTGGTTGAGGCGCTTCTCCGTCCTCACCTCGCCGCGCCGGGCCGCGAGGTTCAGATCCGTCACGTTCAGGGAAAGCAGCTCGTTAATCCGCATTCCGGTCGCGTAAAGGAGCGAGAACGCGCACCGTTCCCGCACGCCGGTCGGGACGAACGTGGGAATGGCGCTCATCACGGCGGCGAACTCCTCCTCGCGGAGCGGCGGGAACGACACCTTGTCGCGGATCGGCACCTTCGGGAACAGACGGCTGGGAAACGGCGTCCGATCAAGGTCCTCGTGGTAGCGCCAGAAGGACTTCACTGCGCAGAGGTACTGGTTCCGCGTCCCCGACTTCAGTCCCTGCTCGGTCAGGTACTCGGTGTACGCGATGACGTCGGCGATCACGATTGAGAATACCGGCCGTTTTTCGAGCCAAACGATGAACCTCCGAAGCCCCCAGCGGAACGAATCGGTTCCCTGCTTCGTCGAAGAGATGGCCAGGTAGCGAATGTACTCATCCGCGAGCCGTTCGTTTTCCTTGTTGGTAGGCATACGGTAGGTTGGAAATATCCTTCCTCCTGTGATATCCTCTTGAGTAAGAGGGCACCCTAGCCGAAGGTAATCCGTTTGTCAACTATTGACAACCGGTTGACACATATGATAGACCAATGCCGGACCACGACGGCGGCCGTCCAACGCCTCGACCGCGAGATCACGGCGGCCAAAAAGAAGCTCGGGCAGCTCCAAACGAAACGCATGCGCTTCGCCGACGAGCGGCGCGAAACCATCACCGCCGCGTTCAAGGACGGCCACAGCATCGCGGACATCGCGCGCGCGTGCAGCCTGTCCCGGCAGGCAGTGTCGAAAATGGTAAAGCAGGCGTGAGCGCGGAAGATCCGCCCCGGAACTTATTTGTATTGCGGAACCGTTGACGGGCCACAGCCCCTGCGGTAAAAGGCCGTAGGCTATGGCAACGTTCAAAAAGACATTGCGTCAACTAAAGAAAGTGAAGGTCGCCGCTTGCCTGAGCTACATGGTCGGCACGTTGACACTCGGGTACCTCCTCGAACAGCTCGGAGGGCTCGGGAAGCTCTGGTATGTGTTCAGCAGCATCGGTATTCCTATATTCGTGAGCGTCGCCGACCAGATCAGCAAGACCAAACTAATCGACACATTCAAAGAGGAATGGGGAAACGCGGCACTATCGTTCCACATCAGTGTGATATCAACGTCCCTGCTAATTGTGTGTGCGGTGAGCAATGAGATATGGAAGAAAGAACCAAGCAAATAGCGATCAACCTCGCGGTGCTCCTCGGTCTCGGGGTGCTTTCGATTATAATTCTCGACAAAACGACAAGCATATTCGAACCCGAAAAGATTGAGATCATCAAGGAGGTTCCGGCTCCCGTCCAAGAACCGGCCGTATCAGAGTTCGTAGACTACGATGCCACCAAGGAGATGAAGTCACTTGAAATCCTTTCGGACTTCACGACGTGGACGCCGGACGGAAAGACGCAGGACGACAAAAAGTTCGTCACCTTCCTCGTCGACAAGGGTTCGGTTTCCCGCGCATACATCCTCGTCGACGCGTCGCTGGAAGACGGCAAACCGCTCACTGCGTGGGAAAGCGTGTACCTAATCCTCAACTACCAGGGTGGCCACCTGTTCCGACCGTTGAGCCTCCCCGTGCCGAAAAGCGACACGACTGTACTGCTCTATGCGATCAACAGTGTTCCCTACGTCACGAAGCCCTACTCTGAGCAGAAAACGCCACAGTATATCGACTGGTCTGGACTCTTCAAGCAGAACGCGGAGATCCGGGTCGAGACGTTCATCTCGTCATACAGCCGACCCGCGAAAATCAACAAGCTGGTGCTTTACTACGAGTGCGCGGATGGACCGGACTCGTGCGATGTAAAATTGTGATGGCCACTACTCGAATCTGTATCGTCTCTGTGACTTTGATGTTGCTAGTTGGCGGCGGAATGTTCTATTGGTTCCAATACCGACCGGCACAGATTCGGCATGACTGCTCATGGATCCACGTACAGCGGGACGAGGTTCCGGCGATTCCTCCGGATCCGACCGTGTGCAACCAGACGACGACGGTCGGAGGATTGGACCTGACCCCATTTCCAAGCAAAAAATGTTCGGGATCCCCCGGCAAAGCATCCGAGGATTATTGGACCGCCGCCGACGAGGATGAGTATAAATTTTGCCTTCACGACAAAGGGCTTTAATTATCAAATATGAAATTTCTCAAAAATTTGAGCCTGGTGTTCTGCATTCTTATTGCGATTACCGCCTGTGTATCGGTCGCCGTATTTGCATATGACGCGGTGGTTCCTTCAAATCAAAATGCACAGTCGGGCGACCAACCGTGCATTCCAAATTGGACTGAGAGCAACTGCCCCTAGTTTTTCTACGTTCGATATTTGAAGTGGTACGTCCTGAAGACCTCATCGACGATCTCCGCGTCCAGATCGTTGAGAAGCTCCAGTTTCTTGTCATCAGTGAGTTTTGTGTACGCGCGGCTGTCGATTGTCTTGATCAATTCCTTTCTTAGTTTCTCCCCGTACTGCTTTTGTGCCTCATCGTATTTTTCTGGCCCCACTTTTTCCGCGAATTGGGCCAGTTTTTTGCTTGATGTCTTGTCCCAGTCGGTGAAATTTAACGCCTTGTCGTTTGCCTCGATCAGTCGGTCGACCTCCTTCGTAATTTCATTCTCACGGTCAGTCCGAACCCGCGAGCCAAACAGAATCGTGACGAGTGGGTTTTCGGTTTTTAAGTCATTGCCGAACACGTCCTGCTTGACTGGAAGCCCCTGGCGAAGCAACGGAATGCGCGCACGGATACCTGCCGTGCCCTGCCCCGTCTCGCGCTGATATTGGTCCGTGGCTTTTGCGATGTCGCCGATGAAGCTTGGTACGAGACGGCTGAACAGTTGCTCAAGCGCATAATTTTGCGCGGAGCCGACCATCTCGTCGAACGACTGGCCCTTGTTGTACTGAGCCTCCTTGATGATATCGATGGCATCGGAAATACCTGGAAGATTGAGCACGCCAGACCACACCCCTTTGCCATATTGGAACGCGCGTTCCTGCGGCGTGGATCCATTCTGCTTCGCGTACATCATCGCCGTGACAGGGATCGAGAGTGGGCCGAGCCAGTCGGTGCTAATCCACTTGCCACCGATCCGAATTGCGTTGTAGTTGGATCCGCGCAGTTCCTCGTACTGGGCGCGGCGCGGGTCGTATGCACCCACGAAATCGTCGTCGTCGAGATTTGCTGCGATTACCGCCGCGCCGACCAGACCAATTCCGGCGCGAACAAGATCGCGAGAAATTCCCCGCACGAACTTTTCCGTTCCAAACTCCCCGCTCTTAATCGCGTCCACTGTCTTAACAACCACCTTGACTGCCGCCCCAACACCGGAATAGTCCACCCCGGTAGCGATCACGTTTGCCGGGGTTTTTACGAACGGCATAACGTAATCCCCGACGCGCGCATCCCCCGTAAGATCGTTCAAAAGCTTTCGAATGCCCAACGCGAGCTGAGACGCCCACGTCTTGTCGGTCCACGTTGCAACCTGTGCGTCGAGGATCGCCTGCGCGCGCAGAAGCTCCCCCTCGTCGGTCTGGGGCTTTATCCGCATCGCGTCGCGCATCAGCTGGCGCGCGACGGCTGCGTCCCCGCTAGAAGCCTTGAGTGCGTGTACGTTCACGCTGTCGGCGAAATGTGCGGCGGCAAATACGGCGTCTGGAGCGCCCATCATCTGCTTGAAAACAACATCCTCGAACAGCCGTCCTACACGACGAATATTTCCCGGGCCTTGCGCGCTGACGGTACTGTCCAGCACGCGACCGCCGGATCCCCCGGCGTCAGCCAATGTGACCATGCGCGAAATGTCGAACCCGGTCTCCTGGTACACGCGGTTGGCGAATTTCACGTACTCCACCGCCATCGCGTTGTCCGCGCCCTTGAAGGAAAAATCAGCGATGCGCCGCGAAAGCGCCTCGGTAAACCCAACCTCGATGTTCGACCCGATGTTGAGAAGCGGTGATTTTACCGACGCGAGCATCATGCCGCGACCGATCGTCCCGGTCAGAACCTTCAGGTTGCTGGCCGGGACGCGCGACGCGATGTAGTCGTCCATCTCCCTTTTCGCCTTCAGGAAAGCGATATTTTCGTCGGCCATTTCCGGATTCCCCAGGTCCTCTCCAAGTTTCGCCTGCGCTTCCTGAATGACGGTCGCCCTCTCACTGATCTCCCTCGCCTCCTCCGCGCTGACGGTAATTCCGAGTTTTTCTGAAACGAGATCCTCCAAAAATGCCCGTTCGCTCGTTGGATCCAGTATGCCCAGGTCATCGAGCGCGTTGATTTTGTCCAAGACCGACTTGAACACGGGCATTTCCTGAGCCTTCGGCGTGAAGACGCTCTTCGCCCAGTCGAGCATCGCGTCCTTCTGGCTTGAGGCCAATGCCGCCTCGAACTTGGAATTGATGAACCGTCCGAGCTCGGGATCCGTCTTCTCCGCGAAGAATGCCCGGCGTTCCTCCGAGGACATTTCCGTCAGCTTTTGGAGATCGACCGCACCACTCAACGCCGACTCCTTGAGCGTCTTGAGAAGGTTTTTCGGAATGCAGAAAATGGCCATAGGTTTAGGCGCAAGCCAGGCTATCGATCAATTTTTGAGCGGCCTCCACGTCAAAGCGCTTCATCCGGTTTTTTTTCATCGCCGCCTGCGCTTCCTTCACGTCCGCGTCGATTTTCGCCATTGCCTTTTTTTGCGGGGTGGAATCCGGCTTGAACCGCTGGATACCCCTCATGAACTCCTCGCCGAGGGCCGCCATCCGCTCGCTGATCAGCTCCTTGACGTACCGCGCTGCGCTGTTCTCCGTGACACTTCCCTTCTCGGCCACGATCTCCTGGCCGCGCCGCGTCTGCGCAAGGCTGCGGGCCTTCGTAAGCTGGGCAAATAGGGCGGTATTTCCCGACTCCAGCGCCGCCTCCGCAAGCGCGATGTTCACGGACGTGGAGGTTTGGCCGGCCACGGTCTCCAATCCCATCGCCACACGATAGGCCTTTTGCTTATCAGACCCCACGAGATCAACGGCCTTCCGTGTGTCCTCCTTCAGATTGATCGCGTTGTACGAGACGTCACCGGGCAGCTCCTGCGGCATCTCGGACTTCAGTCGCGCGTAAACACGGCTTTGGCGAGGGTTTTCTGGATCAATGGACGAGGCCGTGTCCAGCCCTGCCACGGTTGCTTCATTTTCTTTCGGTCCCGTCTCCCGTCGGAGGGTATCCGTCGGCACGGCCTCCTCCGCTATACTCTTGACGGTGGATCTAATTTCCTCGGCGCGCGTCGCCGAAACGATCTTTGCCACCTCGGTAGCAATGCGTTGCAGCACGGCTGCATCCGGCGCTTCAGGATTTTTTTGACGCTGGCGATTGGCATAGTTCAATACCTCGCGACGCGCCCTCTCTATGGCCGTCTCAGCGGAATCAGAAAGCGGGTTGACCGAGTATTCGGACTGTATCCCGTTCTTCGGCGTTAAGACCTTGTAAGCGTAACCGAATTTTCCGTCCTCGTACTCCACAATCCTGATTGTCGCCACTTCATCGACCGCTATCACCTCCCGCTCGTTTCGGGTGTAAAAGTCGTCCAAGGTCTGCTGCGCGCGCACGACGCTTTCCACGTTGGCGGAACGATTTCCGATTGAGGATGCCACGGTTTCGCGGGCGTCCACAACCGGCGTGCTTACCCTTATGGAATAGCCCTGGGCGAGCTTTTCCGGTTTCGTGGAATTTTCCCGAAGGAAGTTGCGCTCGGCCCGTTCGACGGAGGTAAGCATGGAGTAATTTGCCCGTTCGTCCAGCTCCTGCAGGCGTGCCTTTGCCGTCGATACCGTGGCCTCGTTCGCGGGCGCGGGCTTCAGGTTTCCGGACCGGGTGGATGCCTGCGGCTGCACGGCCTTGCTGCGCACCTTGTTGATCGAATCGACGAACGTGCTCATGCCGCCGCCGACCAGCGACCCTCCGGCGAACGAGGTGACGTTGCGACCGGCGATTTCGTCCCAGTCGAGCTTCTTCCCGAGCACGGTTTCCGCTGCGACCTGCAGATCTTCCTGAATAACTTCCTGCACGCCCTCCTTCGTCGCGGTTTTTAAACCCCCGAACAAGACGCCCCCGAACGACTTGGCAAGGTTCTCCTTGAGGACCGAGGTAAGATTTCCAGGCGTCTTTGAATCGATGAAACCGATCAGAAGTCCCGCCGTCAGCGCGACGGCATCGGACGTTCCCTCATCGACCCCGTTCTCACGGCCGATCCGCTTCATCTCGCCGACTGTCGGGGCCGTCGCCAGCAATAGGCCGGCCGGGGCGTTAAGCAGGATGGGAACCATGCTCCCGACGCCCTGCGACGAAAGCATGAACGCGGTTTCCTTCAGATTTTCCGGCTTGAAACGGTCTTGCCACGACGCCTCCTGCCAGGACTTGCTCGGTGCGACATAATCGTTTGAACTCACCGTGCCGGCGAGCTTCTGCGCGTCCCCGATTGGTTTGTCCGAAACTTTCTGGATAACGCTCTTCACCGTTTTGTCGAATTTGCTGGACAGCGGATCCGTAACCTTCGACGCAGGAAAACCAGCCGCGCCTGCGCCGGCATTCGCCGCAGTTTCCAACGTCTTGTTGAAAATGAAGTTCGAAAGATTACCACCACCTCGCAGAAGCTCGCCCGCATACCGGCTGGCGTAGTCCGTGACGACCGGAACAGTTTCAGCGATGCTGGTGAGAATCGTGGATCCCACGTTTGCAGCCCATCGCCCAAAACTGAGGGGCTTCTTCTCCACGGTTTTGGCTGCGGACACACGCGGTGACGTCGAAGCAGCCGTGTCCGCCGAAGCAGGCCTCTTCGCGGAGGCGTTGGCGGCGGCCCATCCGCCGGACTGAGCGCCGGACGGCACGACGGTCTGGACGGGTTTCGCCCCAGCAGATTTGTTCAGTTCATCCCAAGAGGACATAGGTATTTTTTATTCAGTAGCCGCGCGTCCGACGAATTTTTGCGTCTTAGCGTCGTATCCTCCGCCAAGCATCTGGTCGATAAGTTCGTTGGATGCGTTGGGATACAGGATGTGCAGGGAGTCCCAGGCCGCGCCCCATTTAATGTCGCCGTCGTCCAGCTTCTGGACGAATGCCGCCGCGTCGTTGCGGAACTTTGCAATTTCCTTGTCTTCGTCCGTGGGTCCGGTGCTTCCGCCGCTTCCGCTACCGGCCACGCGATTTCTGATTCCCGTCGCGAACGTCTGCTGCGAACCGTCCTTGTAAATAACGGAGACCGTAGAGTCGTCATCGCTGTTGATCGTCGTAAGAATTTCCTTGTTTGAGCTCGACGCGGCCACCATCTTGAAGAAATCCGCGCCGAGACCGGACTCGACCCCCAGTCTCGTGAGCGTGGCCTGCTGCCCCGGGGAAAGCAGGTCGAAAGTCTGGTTGTTCGACGCCATCGAGTTGACCATGATCTGGGCGTTCGCGCGCGCGTTGTCCAAGGCACGTTGCTCCTCGGACTTGTTCGCCTCCTCGATGCCCTTCGCCGCGTTGAAGAGCGAGATGTTCTGCGCGAACTGCTTGTCGTACGCCGCGCTGGCGTTGGCGTAGTCGGTCGCATCCGCCTTCATCAGAGTGTCGATGATCCCGTATTTCGTCTGGAGCAGGTTCGACGCGGCGGTGAGCTGGCGGTTCAGGGCGTCGATGCGCTCGTTCTCCTGCCGCTCGGCCTCCCCGATGCGTCCCGATATCACGTTGGTCGCCACGGCCTTTCCGCGCTCGGCGGCGACGCGGGCGCGCTTGTTCGCCTCCACCTCGGCGAGCTGCGCCTGTAGGTCGTTTACCTGCGACTCAAGGTCCGTGACGCCGTATTCCGCGCGACGGTCCTCAAGCGCGGCTGAGGTGTCGGGAACCGTCGGGGCGGCCGTATCCGGGGTCACGGACTTCTCGATCTCAGCCATGATGTCCTCGACGGTCCTGCGGGTCGTGGGCGCGTCCGAGGTCGTCTTGGAGGCGATGTCGGCATCCTGGTCGCTGTTGATCGCGGCATTCGCGGCCTCTGCCGTGAGGATGCCGGACAGGTCCGAACCTCCGCCGGCTCCCGCTGCTGCGGCTTTTCCGGGGAGAGTCAGCGTCTTTCCGGCATAGATCTGGTTCGGGTTCGTGATCTGCGGGTTCAGTCGCATCAGCTCGGCTACCGTCGTCCCGTTCGCGAGCGCGAGCGCGGAGAGCGTGTCGCCGGACTTAATGACGTAGGATTCGCCGGGACTGACCGGGGCAGCCTTGCCGGACTCCACGGTGGCGTTCGCGGCGTTTTGGGCTGCCGTCGGAACGGCCGTGTTCTGCGGCGTCGACACGGAACCTCCCGCCACGTTGGTTGCGACTCCGGCGTTTCGCTCGATGGTCGCCTGTCTCTCGGCGGCGGCGCTCATTCGCTGGTCGCGGGTGAGGTCAGCGGTCGGAATCACGTCGCCGGACGCGAGCTTGGTCGTGCCTCCGGAAGTGGCGTATCCGCCGGCGGCGAGGTCGGCATTCTTCTTGGCGGCCTCGGAGGTCATGCCGGCGGCCCTCGCCTCAAGCGCTGCGCGCTCGGCGGGCGTTCCCGTGAAGTTCGAGAAGTCGGTCAGGTTGGCCGCGTTCGATTCGAGGTTCGCGGCCTTCGCGGCATCCTCCGCCGCCGCGCCGGCGGAACGGGAGAACATCCGGTCCGCCTTGTGCTTCTGCGCGGCACCCGTGATCCACGAGTACGCCTTGTCCAGCTCCTTCTCGGCCAGGTCGGTGCCGTGGTTGTCCAGGCGCGACGACTTGCCCGCGATCCGCTCGTCGTAAGAGTCGAGCTGCGCGATCGCGGTGTTCGCCCATCCCTGCAGGACGCTGTTGTTCGCCAGTGAAGAAACCTCGCCGGACAAAATTTTCTTTGCGGCCTCGCGGATGGCGGTCGGGTCCTTCTTGATCGACGAAAGATATTGTTTGAGGTCAAGTGCCATATATGGGGTTAACCAGTTACCATGATTTCAGGATCATCTCGTCGATCGCGAAGGAAAGGTCGTCACTGCTCCTTTTGGTAATTCGTCGGAGGATAGACGCCAAGCTGTCGCATCATCCATTCGCCGAGGCAGGTCGAACACACCGCGAACATCGCCTTTCCCTCCTTTTCCTTTGGAAGAACCTTCCTAATGCGAAATTTGAAGACGGTTGCGTCAGCCTCTACGCATGAGCAGGTCGAGCACGGGATGGAATTCGTTGCCATAGTTAGCTCTGCCGCATCGACAGGTAATAATTATTGTTGAGCCCGATGGTGCGCGCGACGGATGTTTGCGTCTCGATGCCGAAGCTCAGTTCCCAATCGGTAGCCCCGGTCGGAATGTTCGTGCTGATTGTCGCCACGGCCACGCCGTTTATGTAGAAGACGACCGAGGTCGCGGCCGTGTAGACGAACGAGTAGGTGTTCCACCGGTTGAGCGTTACGAAGCTTGAGATGTCCGTCCTGGTCTGGGTGGTCCCGTTCGCGACCGAGGCATAGAGTGTTCCGTCGTCGAGCAGGAACGCGATGTGGCGCTCCGTGGTGGTCGCGTCGTCCGGCACGTCCGGCGACGTTACCGTCGTTCGGCATCCGAGCCCCCAGATTCCGTTCTGGAGCGTAGTCGCATCAACGCGGATCTGGCATGAGAACCACGAGCTGTTGTCCCAGTCGAGATCCCCAGGAGACGAGTCCCACAGGAGGCCATCGTTGCCGTGGAGAGTTGCAGCGCGGCCGGCCACAGCACCCGTGGCGATGGTCGTCTGAGCCGGGTTGGTGCGCGCGATCGTAAATCCCGTGTCGCCCTCGGCAATCAAGCCGTCTGCTTTGTTGCCGATGAAATATGTGTCAGGGGATAACAGCTGAACCTTTGTAAAAATGGCGGAACCATCCTCGAACAAAACGAATGGTGCTGTCGCTCTGTTAGCAAAGGTCGAGCCAGCCCACCAACGTACGTCATTCCCTGCCGTTACCGTGGAAGCCATCCCAAAGCTGTCCGCGACATCCCGAACGTAATCAGAACCCAGGACGAAGCCCCCAAGGTTCCCAGAAGGCGCGGACAGAGTTCCTGCGAAAGTTGCTGCCCCGGTGGCGGCGTCGAGCGTAAAGGTGGCGACTCCCGCCGCCGCCCCGACAATTCCTCCCCGATACACCAACACGCCGGATCCGCCCGTGATGGCCCCGGTCGTCGTGTTCCAAGTTATCGTGCCGGAGCTGACGGCACCGGCGTAGTCCGACGCACCGAACGTGAATCCGGCGAGCATGGTTTTCGCGGACGAGTCCAGTCGCGCGTTGATCAGGTCTGTAATGACGTTTCCGGATGAATTGATCGCCGCCGCGACCGTGGCGGTGGACCTGCCGGAAATCGTGCCGGCAATAGTAGCGGTATTGGCGGTAAGATTTCCGGCTTCCGTCACGAAGAACGGGGCGGTAGCCCTGTTCGAGAAGGTAGAGCCCGCCCAAAAGCGAACGTCGTCCGATCCGGAAACGGTCGACGCCATGCCCATCGAGTCCGCGGCATCGCGGATATAGTCGCTTCCAAGCACGAACCCGCCCAAGTTTCCGGACGGCGCTGAGAGGGTCCCGGCAAAAGTGGCGGCACCCGTCGCGGCGTCCAGGGTGAACGTAGCCACTCCCGCGCTCGCTCCGACGATGCCTCCTCGGTAGACAAGCGTGCCAGATCCACCGGTTATCGCTCCCGTGGTCGTGTTCCAGGTGATGGTTCCTGCGGACAATGCGCCAGAATAATCCGCCGCGCCGAAGGTGAATCCCGAAAGCATCGTCTTCGCGGAACTGTCGAGCCTGGCGTTGATGAGATCCGTGATGAGATTTCCGGACGAGTTGATCGCGGCTGCAACGGTCGCGGTGGAACGGCCGGAAATGGTCCCGGTGATAGCGGCGGACGTGGCGGTGAGCGCGCCGGCCTGCGTGACGGTGAAGCTCGGGCTTCCGGTCGGGCCGGCCGAGAACGCGGTGGAGCCCGAAGACATCGTGGTCGTGTTTCCTCCGGCCGACGCAGAAAGGGTGGTCGCCCCGATGTCGAATCCTCCGATTACGCCGTCCGGGGCGGAGAGCGTGCCGGCGAAGGTGGCGTCGCCCGTGGTCGCGTCTATGACGAAGGTTGCCACCCCGCCGGACGCGCCGATGATTCCTCCCCGGTAGAGCAGGACTCCCGACCCACCCGTCAGCGCGCCGGTTGTGGTGTTCCACGTGATGGTTCCGGACGAGACGGCACCCGCGTAGTCGGCGGCACCGAAGGTGAATCCGGCTAGAAGCGTCTTGGCGGACGAGTTCAAGCGCGCGTTCAGGATGTCCGTGATCAGATTTCCGGAGGCGTCGATGGCCCCGGCAATGGTGGCCGTAGAGCGTCCGGAAACCGTTCCGACGATAGTCGCGGAGTTCGCCGTCAAGTTTCCCGCCTCGGTGACGAAGAAGGGCGCTACTCCCCTGTTGGCGAACGTATCTCCCGCCCAGAACCTCACGTCGTCGCCGACGGTGACGGTGGAGGCCATCCCAAAGTTATTGCCAGCGTCGCGGATGTAGTCCGTTCCGATGACGAAGCCGCCGATCGCCCCGGCAATCGCCGTGATCGTTCCCGAGATGATCGCGCCGGTCGCCATGAGAATCCCCAGCATCGACACGGAGAACGTCGCGTCGGCGAATCTCTTCGCGCCGAGCCAGATGCCGCTCTTGTCCGCATGGTACGAGGTATTTCCGTCCCCAACGTTCACCTCGCTCAGGCTCTGGCGCGAAGAATCGCCCGGTTCGGCGGGGGCGATGGGATCAAGGTTTCGAAAGTCGAGCTTCCTAGCCATATCAGTATGAGATTATGGCCTGTTCAACCTCCGGCGTGTCGTCGGCGCTCGTCACCAGGACCACACGCCACTGGATCGTGTTCGCGCCGGTCACGGCGACTTCCACGTACACCAGGCTGTTGATCGAGTCGACGACGACCGTGTCCTCTGTCCACGATCCGTTGTTGACCTTGTGGTAGACCTTGATGCTCGTTCCGGACGGGATCGACCGGTAAGGCACCTTGATCGTGCAATCCTTCGAGGTCTCCCGGTCCATGTTGATGACCCTGCTTTCGAAGAACGGACCTGGCACGGTCGCGCCGTCTACCGTGAGTGATCCCTGCTTCGCCGCGTCGTCCACGGCGTCAACGCCGTAGGTCAGGGCCGTGTGCACTCCAGACTGACTGCCGGACGTGTTCACGCGTCCCGTCGAGCCGCCGGCGACGCCGTGCGCGGAAGTGTCATACAGATTGAAAGTGTCCGTGGCGACGTTTCCAACGTAGTAGACCGTCCCCGCTGTGATACCTGTCGGAAGCGCGCCGGTCGTGGAGAAAACGATGGCGTCCCCGTTCGAGAGTCCGTGCGCGGTGTATGTCACGACGCCCGGCGAGGCTATGGTCACGGTAATGGTCGCGCTTTGCCTCCATGAGATGAGCAGGGTGGACCCGTAAAGCGTGAGCGTCCCGATTTCCACGCCCGCGATGCGCCCTGTGCTGATCGGGTGCTCCAGGTTCAAAATCGTCGGGAAGGACGGGCTGAACCGCCCCAATGAGAAGACGCCCTGGTCGCATGGGTCGCCTGACACGTTGGAAACCCCGAACAGCGACGTGCCGTTCTTGTTCTCGACCGCCTCGGGATTGATGGTCGCCGTCTTGCTCTTCTTCCAGTCCCCCGGAATGCGCCTGTACTGCGCGAGCTGGCTTCCGTCGTAGCCGTAGATAAACCCCTTCTCGCCGGCGGCGACGAGCGTCTGGTTGTCCCCGGCGAGGAACGCGGTGATTCCCACCTCCGGCACGTCGTCCGCGACGCTGAAAGAATCCGACCACGTGTTCCAACGGTAAATCTGGGTGCCCACCACCTTCGTTCCGATGAATATCCCGCTCAGCACGTCCGTGAAGTAGCGTCCCAGCGCGGAGATGCGCTTCGAGAGGCCGATCGGCGTCGGAAAATCCAAAGCGTCGGCGGAAAAAGTCCCGTCGTCCACCTGCGCGATCAAATTTCCGTCCCCGATGTAGAGGACGAGGTTTTGCTCCGTCATCGGATGGAACGACGCGTCCGTCTTCGTGAAGGTGGCAAAGTCGAGGCCAGCGCCCGGAACCCATGTCGCCGTGAGCGCGTCGGCCGTGGAAATGCGATGCAGCCGGCTCTCGGTGGCCCAGAACACGTACCCGTTGTACTCGCGCGCGCCGGTGCAGACGGAGGAACCCGCGCCGGCGACCGTCGTGTACGCGAGCGAGTAGACGCCGGCCGAGGAACGACGCCAAACCTTTCCCGAGTTGTTGGAGAACAGATATGTCTCGCCGTTCGAGCAGTTGACTCGCGCCTTGATGAAACCGTCGACCAGGCCGATCCCGCTTTTCCGCGCGGCGCGCTGGTTCGCCCTGATGATTCCCGGTTCGCCGTGCAGGTCGAGCCCGACCGCCCGCGCCACGGAATCCGCGAGGCCAAGATATTTCGTGTCCGCGATTCCCCCGAGGACTGGATCCTTTATGAAGATGTCGGGCATAGGATTAACGGTTACGTTCGGTCGAGGACCACGATTTAACCGCGCGCGCAGTGCTGGTCCACGCCTTCGATGAGCGGATCGTGGAAGTCCACGACTTCGCGGCGCGGACCGTGCCTGTCCAGACCCTTGAGGAACGCACGGTGGAATTCCACGACTTTGCCGCCCGGGCCGTCGAGGACCACGCGCCTGCGGTCATTCCGTTGAGCAGGATCAGGATCCGGGCCGCAGCAGTGACGGATTCGGTCAGCATCTTGCCAAGTGTCCTGACGAAGGAATCGTGCGCGGTGACGGTCTCCGAAACGTTCCGTCCTTGAATGCGACCGACGAGCGACGATCCGGCGAGTACAAGGGCGTTCGCGATTGACTTTGAGACAGACCTGTATATGGAATCGGAGACCCCGAGGGACAGGTCGATGGACCTGCCGACCGTTTTGGAGAACGAGCCGACGAGCGTGACGGTTTGGGCAAGCGTCATCGCAAGCAGCCTTTGCGCCAGGAACGTCGTGACGAGCGTGACGGCTGCCGACAATGTTTTCGTGGTCGTCCGGACGACGGACGCGGCCAGCGTGACCGCCTCGGAGATCGAGGCGTGCAGCAGTCGGGCGTTGGAAATAGCGTCCGTAAGAACCACAGACTGAGACAGGGAGCGCGTCAGCGTTCTGGCAAGCGATCCGACGACGGTTACTGTTGTTGAGATCACCTTGCCGGCGCCCCTGGCGACGGAATCGACGAGCGTCGCGATCTCCGTCCTCGTGACATAGGCCGTCCTCTGGTAGGCAAACGTCGCTGTAAGAACGAGCGTATCCGCGAGAGACTTGGAAGCCGATCGCGAGAAGGTAGCCACGAGCGTGACCGTTTCTGAAAGGAGCCTGAGCGGTCCCCTGACCAACGAGTCGACAAGAGCGACAGTTTGCGCGAATGCCTTTGCCGGAACGCGGACCATACCCGCCACGAGCGTCAACGTTTGCTGCAGGGCCTTCGTCGGTCCCTTCGCCAGCGACGCGACCAACGTGATGGTCTCCGTGAGTGGCTGGGAGTAGGACGCGCCGCCGGAATAGTCATTCGCGACGAACGGACCGCCGAGATAGGCGTAGTCCATTCCAGCGAGCACCACGGCGGACTTAGCGGGAACATAAACGAACGGACCGCCCATATAGACGTAATCCATCGTCTGCAGATTCGTCGGGGTGGGCAGAGCCATAGGCTATTCGGACGCGGCGAAGCGTCTCAGTTCCTCGATTTCCGCCTGGAGTCTGGCGACCTCCTGGCTCTTGAGGTAGATGTCCGCCTCCGCATCCACGCGTTCCGCGGATGGTTGCGCGTCGAAGCTCAGGTAGATCGATTCGTCGTCCGACACCGCCACGCGGAGGGTGCGGCGTTCTCCGCCGAGGTCAAGCTCGTTTTCCAAAATTTCGTACTTTGGCATATCAGGCTTGGGTTATGGTCATGTCGTCGACGTATCCGTTGTAGGTCGTGCCGCCGTAGGCTTCCGCCGTGATCTCCACGATCCCGGCCTCGTTCGGCGTGAACGTGATCGTCAGCTCCTCGTAGGTGTCGGCGGCTGCGGTCATGCTGGACGTTACGTCCGCCGCGACACCGCCGATCTGCCCGCCCTTGCATACGAGGCGCATGGTGAGGCCCGTGTTGCTTCGTCGCATCCACGCTTTGACCGTCACGAGCGCCGACGCGGCGCAGGCGATCTTCGCGATGGACAGGACGAGCGGATACGCTGCGTTTCTTGTCGTGCTGGTGGGTGACATCCTCCACGCCAGTCCGGATGCCGTATGCCGCACGGTCGCCTCCGACGCCATGCGTCCTCCGTCCGTGAATATCTGATGGTTATCCGCGGTCGTGTCGTGCTTGTGCGAAAAGACCGCGCTTCCGGTCAACGTGTCGCTGACCGCGACTTCCGTGGATTCCCCGATGCTGGCGTTGATGAGAAAGTGAATGCCGGTCCTCAGGCGGATGCCGCCCGTCCCGTTTCCGGAAGTCACCATGTCGATCACCCTCACTCCGTCCGTGCTCCCGATGAACTGCAGCCCGTATTCCCCGTTGTTCCGAAGCGACGGAAGGCTCTTGAAAATGTCGAATTTCCCGAAGGAATTTAGGCCGTCCGCCGCATTTCCGTTGGCGGCGTAGATGACGGGCACGATATTTTTCCCGCCAGGAAAGGCGGACGCGAGCGTTCCAAGCCCGGTGTCTGCGTTGTAGTTCAGCGCGTATGCTGTGAGCGTAATGAGCGTTGATGTCCCCGAGACTGATATGCCGCGCCCGGAGTTGTTGTTGGAATGGACGTGGTCGATCGTGAATCCTTCCTGGTTTCCCAATGCGATCCCGTGGTTGTAACGGACGAACGAGATGTAATCTAACGAAAGATAGTCGCCGCTATTCGCGACGGAGAACCCCGTACCAAGTCCGTTCAACCCGTCGAACCACGTCTCGATGTCTCGCGTCGTCATGGCCGTCCTGTCCCACCCGCCGCTGTAGGTGATATACGAGGCCGCCGTTCCGTCCTCGGTCGCGGCCTGCACAAGAGTGGTGGAGAGCGCCGCCATGTCCGTCTTTATCGTCTCTCGCTTGTACGCGGTGACCGTTTCCGAGACGCCGGAGTATCCGCGGTAAGTCGTCGCGGTCGGGAGGACGTTCTCCCCCTGGTCGAGCATCACTCGGGTGTCCTTGATGGACTGGATCGCGCACCAAGTCTCCGTCCCGGTGTTCTTTCCAATGAGACTCTGCAGCGAGAGGGAATCCGCGCTCGTCTTGTCCTTTACCGCCGTGATGTTGTCGATGAGGAACGTCTGCGCCCCGTTGTCGGTGACGACGTTGAACGACACGGACTGGATGGACGCGCCGAGGGCCGATCCCTTGTCCACGGTCACTGGAACCCATCGGTTGAGGGCCACGAGGTTCGGGATGTCGAAGGTGTCCACCGGGGTTGCCCCGGCAGCGTCGCTGCACAGCTTGATCTGCGTGGCCCCGGCCGCGCCGATGTTCCCGGCCGTCTGCTTGATCCAGAAGGAAATCTGTTTGTACCCGCTGAAGTCCGTCGCTCCCGCGAGGGCCTTGTATGCCGCCAGGCCCGTGCCGAATGCCCCCGCGATCACGATCGAGCTGGCACCGTAGCCCTCCTTGAAGTCCGCGGTCGTGATGGTCGCCGTGACGTTCGCGCTCTGCGTCCATGCGCCGGACTGGAATCCGCAGTCCTGAATTTCCTTCGTGACGGCGGAGGCGAGAGTGACGCGGCAGTTGTTTACCTTTCTGAACGTGCCGGACGCGCCGCCGACGCCGTTCCCCACCGAGCCGACAAGCTCGAACGTGGAGGACGTGAGCACGTTCACTTCCCACGTCCCGTTCGCGTTGGTGTTGGTCGTGTGCCCGGTGACGACGACGGTATCGCCCGTCGTGAGCCCGTGAGACGCACGGGTGATGACGATCGGCGTCGCGTTCGTGCTGCTTGTGATTGAAATGGTGGCGGGGAGGGGGCCGTCAGTCCAGGTCCCGTTGACGCCGAGGCTCGTAGGGGCCGGGGAACCCATTATGCGGACCGTGTCACCGGGGGCGATGCGCGCGGCCGTCGCGCCCAACGTCAAAGTTTTCCATCGGTTGGCGAAGGAAGTCCCGTCGGCGGCATCGCTGCCGCCCTCGTAGTCGAGATAGAACGTGGACATACCGGCCAATACTTAGGTTATTCGAGGCAAGATTTTCAAAATGGCGGTTTCCACGGGCCTAGTCCACGTCGATCGTCCACGTGACGGAAAGGCTGTCGCCGCTCACCACGTTCACAGCGGAGAACACCTGGCGAGCAAGGAGCGTACCGGCCGCACCGGCGTTCAGCACCCCGGACTCGGTGACCGCCTTCGTGCCGGACACCGAGAAGGTTGTCGTGAGGCGCGCCGAGTCGTTCGTCACGTCGGTCGTGACGCGCGAGGCGGTCGCGGAGACGCGCGCTAGGCCGGAATCCGTGATCTCTGACTCAAGCGTCGTGTCGGTCACGGCTGCGGCGGTCGTGCCGATGCCCACGGCGATGTAGACGAACGCGGCCTCAGCCCCCGAACCGTTGATGCGCGAGGCGACGCCCGCCGCGCCCGCGTTCGTGATCAGGTTGGCGACGACGCGCTTGTCCGACCAGAATCCGAGCAGGGGCGAGACGAGCCAGGCGAGCTTCCCGTTGATCCAGTTCGGGTTGAGAAGGTTCGACTTGAGCAGGAACCGGGCGAGCGCGTTCTCCTGAAACATCGGCTTCACGACGCCGTGCGCCGGGACCGGAAGGTCCTGGCTCTCGAAGAACTGCGCCTTCTTGCAGGAATTTTTCGCGCAGTCGGAACAGTGCAGGAGCTTGTACTCGACGTTTTCGGCGTTGCCGAGAGGCATTTTCGCGCCGACCTTCTTCTTCGATCCGATCATATGCGTTTTGGTTATGATTCCTCTTCCGGTCCCATGAGCGCGGCGACCGTCTCGCGCGCCTTCTCCTGCGCGGCGTCGTTGTCCGCGTTCTTCTCGGCAAGCACGGCGTCGGAATCGAGAACAGCCACCATCGCGTCCAGTTCGCGCGTGATGTCCTCCTTCGGCGTGGCGAGCGCGAATCCCAGGCTGCGCTCGCAGACGGGCACCTGGATCGTCTCGCCCACCTCGATTCCCTGCTCGACGAAATCCGGGTTCGCGTCCATGTCCGCGTCGTCCACGATCCGGTCCTCGTAGACCTGTACCCGCACGTCGATGTAATCGGCGTCCTTCTCGTGGTCCCGGGCGACCTTCGCCTCAAGTATCTCGTAGCTGTGTCGCATAGGGTTTTTGTTAATATTCCGATCCGTCGGACTCGGGGGCCGACACCGTCGTCGTACGGTCCAGGTTTCCCTGTCCGAGCGTCGCGAGGGCCTTTTCGAGATCGATGTCGTAGCGCAGCTCGCGCGGCGATAACGGGACTGGCTTCGGCCGGCTACCCTTCCACGTGATTGCGACGAGGCGCGCCAGCAGCTCGTGGAACGGGCGCGGCCAGCCGAACGTGGTCGTGGAGGGATCCACGGCCATGTCGGTCGTGAGCGAGAGGTCGGTGAAATCCGCCGGATAGATGATCGCGCGAAGCTTGAGGCCGTTCGTGACTGCGGCGATGGCGTCCCCGTTCAGGATGTACAGGGCGCGCCTCACGATGTCGTACGCCGGCTTGCGGTCGGCGAAGTTGAGCCGGATGTTGGTCTCGTCCATCGGGAATCCGAGGGAGTTCATGTCCGTCTCGACCAGGTGCTCAAGGTTCTCGCCGTCGAGCATCGCCTCCACGTACTTGATCTGCATCTGCTCGTCCGGCATCGCGTACTCGCGCGTGTCCGCCTCAAGGTCGCGATAAAACGGCATGAGGAACAAGTCCTCGTTCTTCTCGATGATCTGTCCGGCCAATTCGTCCTTGCCCGCGTTCGCCAACAGCAGAAGCTCGGTGTCCCCGAGCGTCGTGGAGTTGGTCTTGGTGTAGTTGCGTACCAGCGACGCGAATTTCGGGTATGTCATAGCGGTGGAGGATTAGGCGGTTTCCTTCCCGCCGGGACTATGCGTCGACGGCGTCCTTGACCTTCGAGCTGGCCGCCAGAAGCGACTTCTGGCTGAGCGACATCTCGATCTTGTATTTCGCGGCGAGAAGCTCGGCCATCGCGACCGGGATCTCGACCATGCTCCCCTTGAGGATCGTCAGCTTGTAGCCGTTGATCTGGACGATCTCCGTGGCCCCCGGCTGGTCGTCCGGGCTCATCGGGACCATGAACATGACCTGCGGGCCGCGCTTGAGGATCTGCTTCGTGTCCTCGACGATGTCCCCGGTCGGCACGAATCCTTCCGGCCAGTGCGCCTTGCGCGTTCCGGTAGAAACCGGGGCCGTGGATTTTGCCAGCTCCGAGACGGCCGGGGCCGCCTTCGTATCCTCCGCCTGTTCTTCCTCGGTCGTTTCTTTCTTTCCCATACGGCTTTTATTAAGTTTTAAGGCTTTGACGGGCGGTTTCCCCTACCGTTAGGCGGTAACGGTGACGGCTGCGACGGCCGCGGCGGTCAGCGCGGCCGGGTTCGCGGCCGTGATAGCCGCGGGGTTGGCCGCGGTGATCGCGGCCGGGTTGGTTGCAACCGCGGTGGTCGCGGCCGCGTAGTCCGTGTCCGTCACGCCGCCGTCGCTGTTAAGCTTGGTGCGAAGCGTGTTGAAGTCGGTGACGCGGTTGGCGTTGTCCGTGACGAGGTCGACCACTTCCAGGCGCGTCGCCGTGAGGTCGGTCACAAGCTTCACGACTTCCGCGCGGATGGCGGTGATGTCGGTCACGACCTTCACGATCTCGGCGCGGTTCGCAGTGAGGTCGGTGACGAGCTTGTTCACCTCGGCGCGAATCGCCGTGTAGTCGGTCAGGATGGCCTCAAGAACCTCCTTGGTGCTCTTGTGCTGCCCCGCCATGGAATCGCTGATGTCTTCTGACATAGGGATGTGGCTATTTTTTTAACGGCGCTCGGCGGCGGTTTCCGTGACGTCATCCAACGACTAGACCGACGCGCACATGATGCGCGTGAGGAAGTTGTCGTTGAGGATCTTCGCGACGAACGTGGCCTTCCAACCGGAGGTCGCGCGCTGGTCGAGCGGGTCGGCAGAACCGGCGGATCCAAGCGGCTTGACGATGTTCTTCATCGCCTCGCCGGAGACGCGCGTGGTGCCGTACGCGTTCGCACCGAGGATGAGCACCGAGTAAAGGTCGATGGACGAGGTGCCGGCCGCCGTGAACACCTTCGCGTTGGTGGACTCCACGAAGCGGACCTCGTCGTACTTGCCGATCTCGCCCGGCAGCACGCCCATCTGCGAGGAGTAGTTCTCCACCTTCGTGAAACCGGTCATGGCCTTCAGCGTCGTGGAGATGTTCGGGTGGACGATGCCGATGTACGACGCGGCCACCGGGGCGGTCGCGTAGCCCGTCGACGGCTCGATCATCTTCGTGACCTTGCGGGCGTTGTTATTCTTGAGCGTGGTGACGGCGGCGATGATGTTCGCCGTGGTCACGACGTCGCCGGCGGCCACGTGCGAGTTCTGCGTGTTGGCCGTGCCGGCGTAGGACACGGACGTACCCGCGTTGAGCACGTCGCGCGTGAGCTGGTCGATGGTGTCGCCGGCCTGGTCGCCCAAGATTTCAGCGGCCTCCATGAGCACCGGGTCGGCGGACTCGTAGTCGACGACGTCCGAGATGGTGATGAAGTCGCCGTACTGGAGAGCCGCGGCGGTGATGTCGGTCACGGAGAGCGCGGAGCCGTCCGGCGTGACGCCCTCTGTGAGGGCGGTAGTCGCGGCGGTCAGGTTCCCGTAGCGGCGGAACTTGGCAGTGGAACTGCCCCCGTTGCGCTTCACGTCCTTCGGCTGCGCCCAGTGCGTGTGAATGAACAGCGCAACCGCGCGCTCAAGGAGCGTCCGGTTATATACGCTGGCCACCTCAGCGGGAATCTGTGTTCGAGTGGTGGTTGACATACGGTCTCTTTAATTTGTTTAAGAAGCGCCTTTCGTCCGGATTCTCTGCTGCTCGGCGGCGAACTCGGCGGGAGTCATCTGCCACGGGTCCTTCGCGACGTCGCCGCGCGAGGTTCCTCCGCCGGCCTGGGTGCCGCGCGCCTTCTCGTCCGCCTTGCGCGCGCGTTCCGCCCCGATTCGGAGCAGTCCCTCGCGCCCGACGACTTCGAGGAACACGGTCTCGACCGGAAGGTTCCGGCGGGACGGATGGTTCATCCACTTCATCGCCTTCTTCTTGTATTCGCGGAATTCCTCGTTCCCCTCCTTCGAGAGGAATTCGTCCACCTCCTGCGCGTCCTCGGCGGCGAGATGCTTCTCGATTAGCGGGCGGACCAGCTCGCCGGCAACCTTGCCGACGGTCTCCTTGTCCGAGTCCGTCATCTCGTCGTCATCCGCGCCGTCGTTGTCGGAACCGTCCGCAACCGTCGCCGCAGCGGCCTTCGCCGCCTTTCGTTCCTGCCGTTCCCTGATGAAATCGGCGGGGGTCTTGCGCTTGCGTTCCTCGGGCTCCCGGGCCTCGTCCGCGGCCTTCGCGTCAGCCGCCGACTTTGCGGCGTCCGTGTCGCCCGATTCGCCGCCTGCGTCCGTGCCTTCCTTCGCCGCCTCGCCCGCGTCGGCCGCGCTCGTCGTGTCGGCCGCCGTGTCGGTCACCGCTTCTTCGTCTGGCATATTTTTTGCGTTACTCGCGTCGTCCCGGTTGCCGAGACCGGAATTCGGCGGGACATCTCGGCCACGAGGGCCGGATTGGGCCTCCGCAGAGGCTCGGATGGACGGGACAAATTAGGTAGGAAACCGCCAAAGCCCCTTCCCTGTCCCGCCCGTCTGAGCCCCGCGAAGGCCGTTATTTAGGATCGCGCCTTCCGTACGTCGTCGGCGGTTTCGTACGGGTCGTCCCTGTCATCCTCCTCGTCAGTCACGGACAGCTTGCCGATGATGCGCAGCGGCGTGTCCCTGACCGCCTGGGTCAGCTTCAGCCGGTACCGCAGCCGGTCCGCCTCCGCGTCGTCGATCTCGTTGCCGGTCAGCGGATCGGCCTTTTCGAGGACCGCGCGCGTCAGGTACGCGATGTTCTCGTCGAGGTCGCGTTCCACGATCTGCCAGCCCGGAGAAAGCCGCATGGATTCCAGCGCGGCGATCGTTCCCGCCGGATCGGTGGGAATCGGCATCTTTGCCAGCTCCACCACCATCACGCGGGACTTCTTCCTGGGAGGCACGCACTTGGCGCACGGCGTCAGCGGCGAATCTCCTCGCGTATGGTTGTAGGACGGTTTCTTTTTCATAGGCTATGCGGGGATAGGCATCGCGGGCATTCCCGGCACCGCGCGCTGCGACGCGATCGGGGCACCCATGTTCGCCTCCTCCTGCGGGTCCGTCGGACGGTTCCGCGCGAGGTCGAGCGCCGGGTTGACGCGCTTGAGCATCATCGCCTTGCGGTGCGCGTTAATATGGGCGAACTTGGCCGGGGTGTCGGCGGCCTTGTTGTGGACCTGCATGTGCATGAAGTCGTCGTCGTAGACGTTGACCGGGACCTTCTCCCCGGCATCCAGCCCCTCGTTCTCGGCCTCGGCGGTAAGCTCGTCGACCGTCGGCGGGAGGATCTGCTCCACCTCGTCCTTCTGAAAGCCCGAGTACTCGCCGATCTTGCGGAGAGCCAGGCGGATGTTCGCGCTCTGCGGGTCCGTGGCCATGATGTCCTTGAGGAAAAGCCGGTACTTCTGGAGGTTGTTCGTCTTGATCTCCTCCGCGACGACGCGGGACTCGACCACCACGTCCGGGTCGTTCACCGCGATGATGTTCTCGCGCGTGAGCTTTCGCCATTTGAACCCCATCGCGCCCCGGATGCGGATCACCTTCTCGTCGATTCCGGCGGTGAAATGGTCCTTGTAAAGCTTGTACCAGTACTTCCAGAAGCGTTTCTCGGACCAACCCCAGATCTTCGCGGAAAGGGAGTAGCGGGTGTCCACCTTGTTGGAGACGAGGTTGAGCTCGGTCGCCGTGCGCTTCGTGCCGCCGGTCGCGCCCTGCTGGATGTCCGGCGTGGCCGTGGCCTTCTGCGCGGCGGCGTCGAGCGTTTCTAGGATCCATCCCACCTCCGCCTTCACCTCCGCGCGGGGGACGAGCTGGATGGCCCCCGAGGGGTTCCCGTCCACGCCGACGTGCTTGTTCATCGCGAGGTTGAGGTCCGCCTTGTTCTTGATCTTGTTGAAGTCATAGAGATACGTCGGGGTGAGCCCGGTCTTGATCCCCTGCAGCCCCATGTTCTGGAGCGACGCGCGCGCCCGCTGCTTGTCCTCCACGAGGTCGGGGATGGACACCCCGTCCCAGTCGTGGGCGATCGGGTAGAGCGGACGGTCTACGATGGGCCAGAACGACGTGTCGAGCTCTTGGTAGCGGACGACCTTCTTGCATTCGTCCCCGAGGGTGACGAGGACCTTCTTCCCGTTCCAGTTCGTGAACCATTCGAGCAGGCGGATCTCCGAGTTGTCGCCCGTCGTGCTTTCCTCGGTCTTGGACGAGCTGTCGAACCCCTGCGCCTCGCGCCGCGCCGTCACGTTCCTGTCGTACTGCTCGCGTCCGGTCGCCGAGTCGGCCTTCAGGCCCTCGAAGTCGAAATACACTCCCGCCTCGCGCATCTGGCCCTTCGTGAGGCGGATCTCGCGGCCGCCGTAGCGCATGGCACCGCGTCCCTTCCGGTCGCCGTTGACGCTCTTAGCGCGCGGGTCGCGGATCCAGGTCATCGGGTCGATGATTTCCGGAATCGGGCACATCGCCTTGCGGTCGAACTCCATGATCAGCTTCAATCCGCGCCCGAAGAAACAGGTGTCGAAGTCCCACTCGTAGTCCAGAACGTCGTTCTCCATCTCCTCGTAGTCGAAGCGCGCGAGCGCGTCGATGTTGGAGCACGTCTCCTCGTCGCCCTCCTCGCGCCCCAGGTGCGTCACGCCGAGGCGGTCGCCGTACAGCGAGGCGAGCACGGTCTGCAGGATCGTGAACATCAGCGGGTCGCCGATGGCCGTCTTGTCGCGCTTCTGGTTATTTAATAACTTGAGGCGCACGGCCCACTCGTCCACCTTGGGCTGCATGAAGCGGGAACCGATCTTGAACTCTTCCTTCACCTGGAGGGCCACCTTCGCGTAGTCCGAGGACTTCTTCCCCTTCTTGGGCTTCTCCTCGCGCGAAACGGAAGAATCCCCGGATTCGTTTCCGAGTTCGTCTTCCGCTTCCTCTTGCTTCTTTCGAGCCATATTCCGGGTTGGCGGTTTCCGGAATGGGGCTAATTAAGAACTCTAGGAACGCTTCGCCTGCTTTTGGATCTTCCTCGCCTCCTTGCCGGCCTCCCTCTCCATCTTTTTCAAATCCTGCTCGTATTGTTTCGAAAGGACGTAATCCGCTCGTTCCGAGGCCCTGCCCATCAGGACCGAGAGCACGTTCTGGAGAACGACTTCCCGATACGGGGTCCGCGCCTTCTTGAGAAAGAACATGATCCGTCCGGCCAGTCCCGGCTTGACGCGCACGTTGTCCGTGAAGATTTGCTGCCGCGCGACGAGCAGGTACTCGAACGTGTCGCCGAACTGCCTGAAATAGATGTTGCACCCCTTGTGCTTCGCGGCGCGGAACGTTCGAATCAGCATATTTTTGGTGTTAGGCGGTTTCAGGTCGTCGCGTAGGGGTCGGGGTTGTACTCCTCCCCGTAGGTTTCGCGCTGTGGCGGGGGCGGCTCGATCCACGTGGGACCCATGAAGAGCGTGCGCCCGATCGTCTCGATGTAGTGGTCGTCCTTGTCCACGGTCTTCTCCTTGAGCCCGTGCTTTTCCACGGACTTGCCGACCCAGTTATCCCAGGAATAGTGCTCAAGCTCGAAGATCGTGTTGACGCAGGTCTCGAAGACGAAAAGCTGCGGCGGCTTCAGGATCTCCTCCGTCCCAGGCGCGCGCCTGTACGAGAGGGCGTCCTCGATGCACTTGTCCGAGTCCGTGCGCGCCTTCGTGGCGGCCATGTAGGACACACCGAGCCCGGACAGCTTGAGCGCGAGGCTCTTCCCGCCGGGGCCGTTCGGGTTGTGCTGGTCCTCGTTGAACGCGGACGGGTCGATCACGCGGCGCTGTATGCGGAACCTGTCGGCCTTCGCCTTGACCTCGGTGGCCAGCCCCTCCGTCTCCCCGGAATATTTCAGCTCGTCGACGACGTACCAGTTGTTCTGCCGGTCCACGGCGATCCACGTCGCGGCGTCCGGATGGCGCGGGTGCACGTCGAGCGACTCATAAACGGTGAAGTCCTGCTTGTTGACGTGGAACGGCTTGATGACGTGGACCTTCCGGTTGAAATCCTTGAACCGGAGGCCGACGAGGTGCTGGAACTTCCCGTGCACGCGCGCCTGCTTCTCGTCCTCGGAGTATTCCGCGGTCATCTTCTCGATGTTGGCGTGCTCCAGGTGGCCGCGCGTCCCGTGCTGCTTGCACGCCGCCTCCACCCCGGCCTCGATGTAGACGCGCTGGCCCTTGTCGAGCAGGTCGCCGGTCGGATTCGCGATCACGTGGTCGTAGAGCCAGGCGGCAGACAGCGGCGTCTCGGAGATGAAGATGATCCCGCCCTTGCGCAGACGGCCGACGCACGCCTTGAAGATCGCCTCGGGCGGGGGCTCGTCGAACCAGATCCAGCCGAGCGTCGTGGACTCGAACTCCTTCACCTCCTGGTCGTACGTCATCACGTCGAAGCTCCAGCCGTTGTCCGTCTCGAACGCGCTGTCGTAGCTCTTCCCGGCCTTGCGCGAGGTGTAGCGCCCAGTCGGCAGCCATTCCTTGAGCGTGGGGATGAGGTTCGACGTGAGGTTGGTGTGCTCCGAGACGATGCGGCCCTGCTTCGGGTACGGCCATTTCTTGTACAGCGGGTGGTCGAACCAAGGATTCTCGGAGTCGTTGCCGAACAGGATGTGCGCGACCACGTTCGCGCTCACGCACGTCTTTCCGACGCCGTTCGCCGCGCTGAACAGCACGATGAAGTTCTCGCCGCTCCCGACCATCCTGATGTACTCCTCACACTTGGCGTTCGGCTCGTAGTAGCGGTACTTCTCGTGGGTCAAACGAAAGGCCCGTTCCTCCTTGAGCTCCCGCAGCGTTTTAGAGGCGTCATCGGGCATAGTTTCTCTCTAGCTAATCCTTTTTCCGCAGCTTCCTCTCGGCCTCCTCCACGGCGGCGTCCAGCTCCTCGTCGGTCATCTCGCTGAACTTGCGCATCACCACGGTGGTCTGTTCAGGCGCGTAGCTCCCGCGAAGCTTGTACGCCATGTCGACGGCCCTCAGCCGAGCCGCGTTGTCCGGGTCGCCGTAGCCGTCCTCGGCGTCGAGCTGTGCCGCGTGAACCTGCGCGATCTTCTCTGGCTGGAGGTATTTGTCGAGCAATTCCTGCCACGACTTTTTCTTCTTGAACGACTGTGGGTTGTTTGCGTAGGTTTTTGAGTAGCCGGCGTCCCGCATGGCCTTCCCGACGCTGTGGCCCTTCTCAATCACCGCCTTCGCAACCTTCCTTGCCTTTGCAGATGCAGCCATATGGTTTTGTTCAGAGGTTCTGCTCTTCGTCGATCTGTCCCTCGACTTTCAGGAACACCGCGTAAAACGTGCTTGCCGAGCCGAGTATGCCCAAGATCGTCTGCCAGAGGTTTGTGTCGCGCAGGAACCAGTAGACGGTCCCAACCACGATGGACGCGAGTACCACTACGAATCTCATGAGTTCCGGGTTCCGGCCGACCTTCGACCGGAGGAATTCCATCGACAGGGAGATCGCGACGCCGACGACCATTATTTGCGTGAAGTCCTGTTCCATATCAGGTCGCGGGCTCGCCCTTAAGGTTCACGCGCGGGATTCCCACGATGTCGGCGGCTTTGACGTGGATCTCCGGAAACTCGCCGCACATCATCACGCCCTCCGCGTTCGGCTTGGCGTTCCGTGCCATCACCTCGGTGAGAATCTTTCCCGCGTCGTCCTGGTACAGCTTCGTTCCGTCCACGTTCATCAGGCGTTCCCCGTGGCCGTCGACGACGACGACGAGGGAATTCTTCGGAAGTTCGATCATAGGCTTCGGGGCTAGGTGAATTGGAGTGAACGGAACCAGGTACGCGGCCGCGATCTTGTGCGCGTCGGAGAGCGGCCAGTGCCGTTTGCCGTCGCCCTGCAACGGGTAGGTGTCGAAGATGTGGATTCCCTCGTCGTCCACACGGTATATGACCATGGAGTGATCGCGCGTACAGAACCAGATCGGACCCTTTTTTAGCGCGGCTTTTAGGGATTCTACGTCCCCCGGCACGTATACCCGCATCCCGATTGACCATTTTTCCAGGAACGCGGACATCTCCTTCTTCACGAAATCTGGAGGCTCCTCATTGTATTCCTCCCACGTCATCGGCCGGTCCCATGGCCATGTCTCCTCGGCGCACGCGCCCTTCTCGCGCAACGCGTGGTCGCATTTGGAGTAGGTGTTTCCATTGCGCGTGCATCCAGACGACCATGAGAAGGCACGGTCGGAAAGATTTATGGGACGGCCGTAAAAAATAGCATGAATCTCGCAGGTGTTGAACCGCGAACACTGCACGCAGTTCATCGTCTCCAGCCCGAACCTCTGCTGGCTCTCGAACACCGGCAGGTACGGCTCCCAATCCCCGGAAGGCAGGATGTCCGGCAGCTCGCCCCCCACGCCGCCTAGGAACCCCGTGTCGGGAGCGATCGGCTCGTGGATGATTCCGAGGTTCGGCATAACGGTGTGGGTTACGGACGCCTCAGCAGGCCCTCGTTAAACCGGGAGATCGTGTCCGTGTTCTTGTCGAGGCTGGACGCGAACGACGAGATCGCGGTGATGTGCCGCTCGGTCGTCGCGTTGAACTTGCAGGCGAGGTCGTAGATCTGCTGGTCCTTCGTCTCCACCGCGTGGATGAAGTGCTTGACCACCTGCTTGCCGAATACGAAAGCCATTCCGAGCACCAATACGCCTATTCCGTACTGCTGGAGGTCGGCCGGGAAATCCATAATCGGTCGGTGCGAAATTAATTCGGGCCTTACTTAACCCCCTTCACCGAAACGCCATGCCTTGTCAAGGGATGTTATCCACCGCGAAACGAAAAACAGCCCCGATGGGCTGGTTTCATTGGATTCACGACAGCAGGGCCTTCGCGTCGTCGAGCGAACGGACGATCACGTAGCGTCCTCCCAATTCCTCGACCGCGCTCTGGAACCGCCTTTGCGCTGGAGACTGCCTGCCGGTCTTCGGCTTCTTCACCTCCATGAACAGCGTCTCGCAGAAGCCGCCGTCCCGCGCCGTGCGCCACACGAGAAAGTCCGGCGAGCCCTTCTTTCCGAACCGCAGCAGGCGCATCCTGCGGCCCCTGTCGGGAATCAGGACCGCCCCGCTGTTGTTCTTCTGGTACACGAGTTCGCCGCGCGCCTCCTTGCGCCGCAGGAACCGCTCGATGGCCGTCTGTATGCGCGATTCGAGCATAATGTTTTGGAGCGCCCCTCGCGCCACCTGGTACCCGGCGCGAGGGAGCCTGTCACAGCCGAACTGTCACGTTCCGCGCTCCCGTCTCAACACATCGGAAGGATTCGAACCTTCGGGACCCTGGGCCGGTGTAGTATCCCGGTGACGGCCCACGAACCTGCTGGGACCTCTTGAACGCATCGCTCCTACCGGCTGCACGATACGTCCGGGTTAATAGCCAGCATGCCTTAGTCCTCTCGGCCACGATGCGTTGAAGCGGGAATCCACGGGTTGGGGTCTCCGCGAGGGAGCTGTCCCGTGTTCCCCGGCGCGAGGTGCAAGCGTGACCGCGTACTCGGCCGTTCGCTCACATCACGCGCCGGAGAGCCCTCGGAGTGAGAGCTTCCGTTGACGGGCGCGGGTCGTGGACGGCGAGCCTGGCCGAGGGTCGAATCCCGCCAGTTCATCAACCGTCCGCGATCCGCGCCCGTGCGCGACTATTTCTTCCCGCCCACCGGAAGGTGGAACCGGGCGCTGAATCTTCCCGTGGTGTATTGGTCGCCGCCCTTGCGGATCCCGTCTCCGACGCGGCGCAGCCAGTTTGCGACCTGGCTTCGGACCGCCGGGCTCATGCCCGCCACGTTCTGGATCAGGATTCCGCCGATGACCTTCCCAAGCGGTTTCTTGGCGGCCATATTACGAGACGAGCGTTACCTCGATAGCGCGCGGGCCCTTCTCGGAGTCCACGGCCTCGTATTCCACGCGGTCGCCAACCTGCAGCTCGTTGTAGGTGATCCCTCCGGCGAGGCCGCTTGAGTGGAAGAAGATGTCCTTCGCGTCCTCGTCCTGCTTGATGAAGCCGAATCCCTTTTCCGTCAGCGTCTTGATGGTACCGAGCATACGCACTGCGATTATTGGTCGGGTAAATCCCCGTTACTCCACTCCCTTCACCGAATCCTGAACGCTGTCAAGGGTTGGGCTGTGCATTACTGTCACGGAATGCGCTCAATTCCCAACCTTTCCACACAACAAATCATTCCACTCCATCGGCTTCTTTACGCCAGAGCAAAACTTGCTCGGCGGCAAGATCCATTAGCTTCGCGGCCCTCTCGTACATCTCGTTGCTATTCACGTGCATCGACGGAAACGCCTTCTTGTTGGCCCTCAGTCCCTCCGCGCCCCACGCGAGAGCCGCCGCGTAAACGGATTTGATAAACCTCCGTACATCGTTTGGCGAAGCCGCGAACCCCTCGTCCCACTCCTGCGGATAGTTCCCTCCGGGCCCCGAGTCGCCTTTCGCAAACCATGTGTATTCCTTGTCGAACTCCTCGATAATATCCTCGAGTGATTTGGCCGTCATATCAGCTGTTGCTCCGGGCAAAAACCCAGACGCAATCGTGACCAAACCTCGCCTCTGGATTCACGGCGGCAGTGCCGAGCGAGAATCGATCCTCGTACCGCTCCACCGCGAATACCTTCGTGTTGCCCCCGGCGTCGGGAACCGGGTCCATGGCAAGGACGCGCCAGTCGCCCTTCTTCTGCTCGGCGAATTGCAGCCGCAGGGCCGGCCCGACTTCCGCCGGGCAGAGGCCGAGCCCGAACTCCTCGGCGCGTTCCGTGATTTCCACGAACGTAGCAAAATCCTTGAACCCAAGATTCTTGACGGACGCGCAGACCAGTTCGACTTCGGTCCCCTTCTGCGCGCACGCGATCTTCGGGAGGATCTGCGCGGCCCACATCCCTATGTCCATCCCGGCCGCATCGATTGAATTCGCGTAGGCTTCGGGGGATTCGTTCAGGCCGAGAGCCACAGTCTTCCATGTCGAGAAAGTTTTCATACAAGCTTGTTCTCAATGAGATAGATCAGCATCTTGGCTCTGGAATTGGCCTCGTCACGCATGTAAATGGCATCATTCATCCTATCCCGTATTTCCGGCAACCAAATTTCTTTTCTAAGATGGGGCCGAAGCATCTCCCCCAACTCCGCGGCGGTGAAGGCGGCACATCGAGCTGGGTTGCCGTTCTCGCGGAATTTCTTTACCGTCCAACGCATCTTGTTCACGTCGGCCATGATCCCCTCCCACATGAAATAGCTTTCCTGCGTAACGCCAAGTTTTTTCAAATGTTCTGACAACTCCATCGACGTGACCTGTTGCTCGATGGTCATATCAATCTTTTATAAGATCGAGCTCCGACCAACGATCGGACGATACCTTCTCGCCGAAGAAATATACCTCCGTCACCTGTTCCCAATGTCCGTTCGTCCTGTACGTCCGGAATTCAAGCGCCCTCGTCTCGTAAAGCCATTTCAGTACCAGCCGCTGAAGAAAATATTTCATACACCGATTGATTTTAGATAATCCATCACCGCTTCCATTTCCGGATTTCGCCAAACGCTAATGGCGAATGATCGCGGATTGCTGTAATGGTAACTGTTCGCGGCAATGTGCGCGTCGCAGGCGGCGGCTGTGAAGAAAACACCGGCGCGTAGATCAAACTCTTTTTCTATATTGAAATGATGAAATGCGTTCCAGTGACAATCTTCGCAATCTTCCGGCAATTCCTTTTCCTCACCGTGCAAAACCAGACAGGCTTCGCACAAATTCAATTCGTCTGGCTCCTCTTTCCTTTCCTTGAATTCAGCATCTTGCTCTTCCGTGTATCGTTTTACGTCCACTTGTACAACGAACAGGGGACGTGACGTTGCTCGGTTGTCTTGGGTGATCATTTCCTTTCCGGTCTCTTGAAGAGTTGGCATATTAAAATTTTTTAACTCGTTCCAAAACATCCGAGCTCGTGTGTCCATCGAACTCAGGCCCGCGCTCCATCGTTTCCGCAAAATCAGTCTCGTCCCAGCGGGAAAGTGGAATGTGATACGTGATCTGCTCACCCGCCTTCTTGTTGAAACCAAGTACGAACCATCCCTCAAAGCTTGTCCCGTCCGAATGCAGCTTGGAACGCCAGACGTGGCAGTACGATTCGCCGTCGTCCGTCTCGACCATGAGACTGATCTTGCACAGTGCAATCCACAGAGTGAAGCGGTGGTCGTACAGCTCGTCCATCGTGTGGTAGCCATCAGAGACCTGCATGGAGTCGGTGCCGTCGAGCACGGCATTGAGAGACAGATTGAAACAATTCTCCGATTTTTTCATGCTCCGCGCGCCCGTGACAATATAACGCTTCGTCATACGCAGATGGCAACGAGCCAAATTATCGAAATGATTGAACACGCAAACGTGGTCACGATCAACGCGGGAACCCATATTGCGCGCCGGTTCGTTTCCCAGCAGAGACGAATCTCCGGCCATGTATTGGCCAGGAACCCGACCAGAAGCCCGGCGTTGAGGCAGACCGCCGCGATTGAAATGATCAGGAGCATAGGATTATTTTTTAACGGTATAAATCGGCCGCCCAACGTCGCTGAGAAAAATCTGGCGCATCCGTTCGCTTAGCCACTGGTCCGACTTTTCCTGCAGGATCTGCGCTTGAAGCCCGGGGGAAATGTCATCCCACGTCCACCCGCCGAGCAGATGAATGATTCGTGTTCTTAGTCCCATAGAAATTTTTATGTTTCCGAACGACCGTGAACGCGACCGCCCGCGTACTCCGGGCACGACCGAGAATGCGTCCCGTGCGAGACGTAGACCAGCAGCAGCCAGAGACAGCAGCGGCAGCCGGTCATACCGCCGCAAGAGCTATTTTCACGCCAGGCTCTGGCTTGCCGTCCCTGAATAGGACACGCCGGCAAACAGGGCAGTTCTCGAAATAAGTCCGGTGAAGGTTCGGATCCGTCCAGAGCTTGCCGACATTCAGCGGATGGCCCATCTCCACAGAGCTCGCGCCGTCCGCCACTCCGCGGTAACCCGTCCACCTGCAGAATTCATCTGTGCACGCGACCCGCGCGTACCTTTGCCGCTGGATGTGTTCCCGCAGGAATTCGTTCTCGATCCGTTCGCCTCTCGCCTCCTCAAACCTCGGAATCGGCGTCGCCGACGGTCTGCCCGTCATACTGGTATTGTTACGCGTCCGGGGACGTGCCGGTCGCTTGTGTTAGCGTTCCATCCGTCGTGCCGAACAGTCTCAGCTGATTCTCGTTTCCCGCCGTCTTCCGGCACTGGCGGCATCGCTGCTTCTTCGCACGGCTCCTGCGGTAGCTGTGCGCCTTGCGGGAGCAGTCCTGGCAGGTGAAGACGTACGTCCGCCGTTCCCTGTAGAGTCGTTCTGTCATATTGGTCCGTAAATCGATTCGAGATATTTTTTCTGCTGCCGGAAATCCTCCCTCGGGAACTCGGACAGGTCGGACTCGCTGGCGCGCTGGAGCGCGAGGTGCCGGTTGACCTCCTTCGCGAGCCCCGCGCCGAGGTGGTGGAACCAGCAGAGCGGCACGATGGCCCACGCCCGCTGTACCTGCCTGCCGGCGTAGTAAATCGCGTGTTCCCACGTGATCCGTCCGGAGCAGTCCGGCCCGTGGCGCGCGCACCGTCGCATCCTCGGCTGCAAGGCGAGCGCCGCGCGCAGTGCCTTTGGCATCTTGTTCATATTCGAAATGTTCAGTTCGCAGCCGCCTCGGGGGGATGGGCGGACGCCGCTGCCGTGGTGACGCGCCCGTTGGTTCCGTCGCGCCCGTAAGCCCTGCGGGTGCCACCGAACGGCCTAGCGCGCCGCCCACCTTCCCGAGACGGCCGCGCTAGCTGCTGATCCCCTGGTCCGACTTCGCCTTCTTCACCGCGTCGTGGCCGTACAAATTCCCGTATGAGAACGCTTCGTACGAGTAGCCGCCCCAGTCCTTCCACCCGTCGTGGCTCTTCACGCGGATCTTGCCCTGCTCGTCGATGAAGCACTGCTCGCCGGAGCACAGGAGCTTCGGCTTCTCCGCGCGCGCCGGCTGCGCGTGGGCGAAGTCGCGGCTGCGTCCGATCCAGTAGTCGAGCCGCCGGCCCACCTCGAAGGTCTTTTCCATCTGCCAGCGCTGCCTGGTTCCGGCCTTGTTCGGCTCCGTCCAATAGGCGACGAACCGTTCCATCTCGCCGCGCACCGCCGCCTCGGGCGATCCGGATTCCACGAGCCGCCGGATCGCCGGTTCCCGCGAGGAAGGCTTTTCAAAGAAGTCGGATGCCGTATCTTTCGGAGTGAGAGTTTGCGGCAAGCTATCTAACTTCTTTTCATTCTCTACATTCTTTACATTCTTGTTTGTGTTCGTTTGTTGTGCATCTGTTGTTCGTTTGTTGTTCGGGTGTTGTGCATTTTGTTGTTCATCCGTCTGATACTGCTTCCAGTTTTTGACCGTGATTAGCCTAAATTTGTTATTTTTCTGTTGTGCAATTTGTTGTGCATCCTCCAGTACATTTAGCCAACGTTCTACTTTCATTTCGGAAACATTCGTTTTCTCCGAAAATGACTTCCTTCCGGTGGCGAACTGGCCCTCCGAACAGGTGACGGATTGGTTGCCAAAGTAGAACGTCTTGCCCCTGTGGTTGGCCATCAGAAGGATCGTCGTCCAGAACCCCAACCGTTCCGCGTTCCCCTCGCAGAACGGGTTTTCCAGAACCTTCCGATACAGTTTCACCCACCCCTCGGTCTTCATATGCGCTGGGCTATCCCATATATTTTTCAATGAGTTCCAACTCACGCTCCACCTGGTTTTGGGACACACGGCGCACCCACTTCAACGCGCGGATCTGTCCCTCCTTGATCGACTTGTGAACGAGTTTCTTCACCTTCGCCCTGTCTCCTGCCAGCGCGGCCTCGATTACCTTTTCGGCCGTCAGGTGCGCCTGGATCCTCCCCGCCTCCTCGATATTTTCCATAAGGTTCGTGCGATTACGTGTTGTAGCCTTGGAGCCGCTGTACGCCGTGGTCCGTCGAGAAGAGCATGTCGCCCTTCCCGAGGAGCTGCTCCGCGCCGTCCTCGTCTAGCATCACCTGGCTGTCGACCTTCTTGGCCATGCGGAACACCGCCTTCACCGGGAAGTTGACCTTCACGTCGCCCGTGACGATCTTGGTGCTCGCGCGCTGCGTTGCGAGAACGATGTGGATTCCCGCCGCGCGGCCCTTCTGGGCGAGACGCTGGATGTTGTCCGCGATTGTCGCCTCGTCCCCCTCGGTCTCCCGCTTCGTGACCTTGCCCTTCTTCGTGACCGTTTCCGTCACCGTGACGGCGCGAGGCTTCCTTCGCTCGTCACCGCTCACGAGGTCCGCGTACTCGTCGACCATCAGGAAGATCGGGGTCCACCCGGCCTCGCGCGCGTCGCGCTTCTTGGCTTCCCTGAGACGCGCGTAACGGGCTTCCATCTCGACGACGAGGCCGGCGATCATCGCCGCGATCTCGTCGCGCTCCGTGGCGGCCCCGTACTGCGCGAATTCGACCTGCTTCGGGTCCGCGAGCTTCAATTCCGCACCGGTCTGGGAAAGCTGTCTGATGATCGAATGCAGGAACACGGACTTTCCCGAGCCGGACGATCCGGCCACGAGCATGTGCGGGGCGTCGCGCAGGTCGAATCGGCAGATGTCGCCGTTGATCGTCTCGCCGATGGCAATCTCGTAGCCGGCAGCTGCCGGAAGCGTCGGGAACCGGCGCGTCGCGCGCGGAACCTCGAAGCCGACCAATGTCGTTCCAGGGATAGGCGCGAGGACGCGCACGGTGGTCGCGCCGAGCACCTGCTGGATGTCCTCCGCGTACTGCTTGATCCGGCTCATCTTCACGCCGATAGACGGCGAAAACCGGTACAGGTCGACCGTGGCACCCTCGATCACGCTGTCGAAGCGCAGGACGATGCCGTGCTCCAGAAACTTGGTCTGGATCTTGTCGTTGTTTTTCATAGAGTCGTAGTTCATGCTCTTCGCCTCCGTCAGCTGCCCTTCCACCGCGCTCATGAGCTTGCGGACGTTCGCGGCGCTCTGCATTTCCGATTTAAGTACCTCGGTCAGCGTCGACACCTGGTGCTTCTTCATCTCCTTCGCCGCCTGTTCCGGCACGTCGAGGCGCTGGATGTACGCCACGATCGACACCTCGTTGTCGAACATCGTGCGGACGTTCGGGACGTAGACCATTTCGCCGTTCAGCGCGCGCACCATGTCCGCGAACAGGCGGAAATAGAAGTCGAAATACAGCTCGTTGTCGCCGAACACGATCTCGTATTCGCGTACCTGCGGCCCGCCGTCCTTGTTCTTGGTCGTCTTCACCTCCTCGTAAGTCAGCGAATACGGGGCCTCGCCGTACGCGGCATAGGCCAGCAGGTAATATTCGACCGCCTGGATGATCTTGCAGCCGTCGATCTTGTCGAGGTCGGAGAACGACGAGCAGGTCTTGTAGTCGCGGATCTTGAGGCGTCCCTTCGCGTCGCGCGTCGTGCGATCGATGTATCCCTTGAGTGGGACCGGGAGCGTGACCTTCTCTCCGCGCCAGTCGATGTCCACATCCGTCACCAGCTTCTCCTCGCAGGCGACCGTCGTCTCCGCGTCGCGCTTGGCGAACTTCACGTACTCCGTGACGGCGAAGCTCACGCGTTCCAATGCCTTCTGCCGCACGTCCACGGTCTTGGAGTAGTTGATGAACCCTTCCGGATACGCGGCCATGTATTCCATCCCGGCCTCCAGCGCGAGCCTGATCGCCTCGCCCTCGTCGGAAGGCCCGTCCTTCGCGTAATAGACCTCCATCGCGTGATGGAACGCCTTGCCGATGACGGCGCTGACGTTCGTCGTCGTGTCGATCTCGTCGCGGTTGAGATATTTGATCTTGAAGAGGATCGGGTTGGTGGAAAACGAGATCATGGAGCTGGCCGAGATGTGGTCGAGCGGGAAGGCGTCGACCGGCCTGTCCTCATTTGCCGGTCGGAGCGTCACCAACGGTAGGCGATTCAACTTCGATGACTTTTTCTTCGTCGCTTTGGGCATATTCGGTCTGTTCGTTTTTAAGTAAGACGGCCCCGAGCTTGAGCTTGGGCGCGATGTCGGTGGATTCATCGAGCCGGTCGCCGATCACGCTGTCCTTGTTGTCCTCGCCGATGGCCTGGATCAGCTTCTCGTTCTTCGGCACCAGCTTCGCGGCCTGTTTCAGTACCGTCTTCTTCCACATCCACAGCTCTGGGTCGTTCTTCGGGTTCCACGGCGAATCGGGCTTGTCGAACGCCTTAGAGAACTTCTTTCCATGAGCGAGAATGTCCGTCGCGTTCATGTACTTCGTTGCGGTCTCGCCGGACGGAAGCATGACGCGGACGAATGCGCCGATGGGAGCTCCGCGCTCCTCCATGCTCTTGCGGAGGTCGATCTTATGCGTGAGCTCCCCGTCTACCATCTCGTAGGTGTCGTTCTCGCGGATGATCTCGCCGACAATCTTCTTCACCCCCGAGCGGTAGAACAGCGTCACGAGCCCCTGGTATCCGATCTGGAACTGCGCCACGCCGCCGTACGGGATCACGTACGCCTCGCCCGACACGTCGCTCGGCATGAGTTCCAGCTGGGCCATGATCATGAAGCTGTTGATGACGCTCTCGGCAGTGCACTCCATCAGCTTCGGCTTTCGCTGTACCGCCGCGACCACGCCCGAGAGGAACCGGAGCGCCCTCTTCTCGTCCCCAAAGAAATTTTTGATCTGCTTCTGGTACTGGTTGGCGATCACGGATTTCAGGTCAGTGATATCCGTGAAGGGTTTGCTAAGCTTGTTTTTTTCCAT